CTAATTTGTTGTGCTGTTTCCAAGAGACTTCTTCTTTCTAGGTGCAATAGTTGGTAGATAGTTTATCGCATAATCGTAGGTATGACGCAGACAAACGATGTTGTCGTTGTACAAGGAGAGTGCTGTCGAACAGCCTTCCCATGCACAACGCCGAACACCGTTGCTGTCTTTTTTAGGTATAAGAACAGGTTTACTCTGCAAGTTTCGCCCACTCCTCGTCGCCAATGAGTTCTGATGCTTGCAGTATCGCTTCCTCTACATCAAAGTGCACGCAGTTCAACCAACCCGCTTCGCCAACTGTGTCGTCGTCTGCGTACAGATCAAACCATGCATTGTTGTCAAACTCAATGCGTTCTTCGTCTATTGCTTTCTGCAACTGTTCATCTGTTTCAATGCCTGCTTGCGCGAGACGGTCAGAGTATCTGATCACCTGATGGTTCGCATTGTCGATGCGTGCTTCTTTGCTATCCCAAACATGGAGACGCATCTCGCCATCGCAGTAAACGCTGATGGTGCGGTCTTTGTAGGTAACCCGTGCCACAAGTTGGTGTGCATTTGCGTCCCAAACATAGAACGCAGGGTCTTTGCAGAACTCTCGCTCGTGGGGTGTTTGCTCACGGGTAATGATTAGGTCTTGCATTATTTCTCCTTAGTAGTTTTAGTAGTTGTAGAGATAGTAACGCAGGGGTGTTGTGCGGTTATGCGTTTCCTAACAACGCCAATGCTTCGTCTATTTCGATGGTTGTTTTGATGGAGTGATCCCCGTCGTATGCAACGGTGACATAGTTTGCACCAACGGACGGGTTCTGTGCTATTTCACAGATAGACCCGTACGCCTGCGCTACTGCATCTAGATGGTTGTCTGCCTCGTAGACCATTTGCCAAGTGACGATGTACTGCATTAGACGGACAGACTTTCCTGCCACGAGAACATTGGGGTAACACCAAACTCGTCTTTTACGGAACGGGTGCTGACCTCAACATCAACCTTGTATTGCTCTAACAATGCGAGGATCTCTGCGAGTTCCGCCTTGTCGGTTGCGATGCTGTAACGCAACTCGTGCATACGGGTGTTTAGGGTCTCGAATGTTTGCTTTTTGTTACGGAGTTTCATTATTTATCTGCCTTTCGGTCTGCTTGTGGGTCTCTTATTTCATACTGACGACCTTCGCGTTTTACGAAGATGTCAGGACGATCTTGAACGATCTTGCGGACGGTTGCTTCTGATATGTCGCCAATTTCTGCAAGTTCTTTTACGGTTATCAACTCAAACACATGGTTCTTGCACCAAGACATGATGTCTTGTTTGCCGTCTTGTGCCGTGCGCCAACCTTCACTTGGTTGTGCTTGCGCCAAGAGTTCTGCCTTGATGTTGTTTGGTACGAGATCACGGACACGCTTAGGTACTTGCGCAACCCAAACAGGTTTACCGTATGTGTTGATCGCTTCGGTAACTTCGCGTATCGCGTCGTCTAGTTGTGTGTCTACTTCGTTGCTCATAGTACCCACTATACGCAACGGGTGTGACAAAGTGTGTGATGCCATTAGAACAGTTCGCTTTCATCTAGGAGGAACTCAGGAACTCGTAGTCCCATCTGCGCCTCGTCGATTACTATTGCTGCGTCGTCAAGGAGTTCACGGACTTTTCGTACCGCTTCCTTGAATACTGCTGTCTGCTGTGCCATGTCTACTCGCAAGAGTTCCCCAAGTATGACCTCGTGGTTTTGGTCTAGTGCCCGTCGGATACGACTAAGACTCAGGTAGTCCTGATCCATGATCTCTCGCACACTCATTTGTGTTTCTGCCATTATTTTTATTACCTCTTCCAAAGTTCTAGGTTTATCTAACATCATCATTATATACACAGCCCCAACAAATAGCAACCCCGACAACAAACAAATGTTCGCCTCAGAAACCTATATACGCCACCGTTCAAGTTGGTGTATTCGATGTGTATGCCCGACTGTCGGGTAATGACGTCCCACTTCTTGCTCGGGAGCCCCGCTTCGCTTCTTCGCCTTTCCAGTCGGCGGGACTATAAAAGACTTGCAAATCCCCGACGGCTCAGATAAACTAAAAGAAAGTACTAGAAAAAGAGGTTGCATGGTCGAGGAAGAACTAAAAGTTTTAGAAGAAGTCAGTAAACAATGGGTCTTGTGGCGCAAAACCAACAATATCCAAAAGAACTCGTGCATCTTGGCGTGCAACTTTGCGCATCAAATGCTGATCCGCCTCGGAGTTGAACACGAAGTCCTTCCTGTCGGAACCACAGTATTCAACCGCAAAGGTTGGGAAATGTTTGGAACCGCAGTCAACCAACTCCCTGATGATGCGTGGACAGTCCATTGTTCAAGCCAAACAGAAGGTTTGGGTTTTGGCGGACACACCGTAATACACACGGAGAACTACTTTCTCGACTTGACGGCGTTGCAGTTTTCTCGACCCGAGCACGAAATCTTTGTCGGCGAAACTTTATTAGTCCCGTTAGAGAATATGGAAGTTTTTGAGCGGGGCTCACAACCCCATGCGGTGCATCTCGCATTCCGAACCAACAAGTTTTGGACTTTCCCGATCGGGTCGGGGCTGTATTCGTACTACCTAGAGAAGTGGAACACGATCTACCGTAAGTCACCTGATTGGAACATCTCAGCGAGGGAGTTAGGTATCCCAAGCATCATTGAGGAACTGCGAAAAGGTAGTTGACATTGTTATATATATTGGATACACTTTTATTACCTACTAGAAATACAAGGAGCAAGAAATGAACGAGAACAGTTATCGAACAGCAAAGACCGTGCTCATCACGGCGACAGTAACTATTGCGTCAGTATTCGCATTTAGTTTTCTGAAAGAACAGAACCAACAAGACAACGAGTTCTTTTGCAACGGAGCACCTATCACCATCAAAGACGGTGACACTCTCTATTGGATTGCACGCACAAACTGTGAAGGCAACACCATGAATGTTGTAGATGAACTTGTACGAGTTTATGGAACTGACTTGACGATTGGTGACACGATCTTCCTACCTACGCACCCGAACTGTGAACTACGCATGACGGACGGCGGACAAGTAATGGAAGATTGCAAGTAATAAACAAAAATATATAACTACTAGACAAGGAGAAAAGTAATGAAAAAATTGTTTCACGACATCAGGCACGCAGAGGCACTTAGTTGGATAATGGCTATTGTTTTTATTTTGTGGATTAGTCTTGCATTATCTGTCGGTTCACCTAGTGTCGGCTGTTCTGATGTTTACGCAGGATACGACACGGGTTGGTCTGATGTTTGCATGGACGATTACAGGGGGTAACTAATGTCCAACGAGAAACTAGATAACCCATACACAACGGAGTGTCTTGACTGTGGGATAAACCTATGGTCACAGTACCTTCACTACTTAGGTATGGACAACGACACCGCACAATGTGCGAACTGTCTAACAGCAAACCCTACCAAATACGAAAGATGGAGCGACATAGTATGAGCGAACAAAACGGACAACTACCAACCTTTGGCGAATGGTGCGACCTGCATTCATTCAACCCCGACAATGACGACAACTTTAGTCTCTACCTGAATTGGTTACAGAGAGAAACGAGCAAGTAATGAACACCACAGAACAAGAAACCATTGAAGTAACCCTCGACGCATTAGACGAAACCGTAAACGAACTAGAGCGTCTAATGGCGTTACTAGCAGAGCGTCTAGGCGCAAAACCTGTCACCCACTACCAAGACAAGTAACCCCAAGAGGGGCTAAACTTATCTAGTGTCAGATAAACACCTGTTCCTAGCGGACGACCATTTGGTCTCAACCTCGCCATACGACCGAGAAGAAGTTGAACAAATCAAAGCCATCGACGGCGCAAAGTGGGACAAAGTTGCAAAAGCGTGGCGTATCCCAATGTCTTCAGTTGTTGAAGCGCGGGACTTCGGCGAACGAAACGGATTCATCATCGATCCACAAGTTCTCACCTTCGACCTTCCTCGGAAACTCAACCCGACCTTCGGTGTCACCCTAGAAAAAGACTTCATTTATATGTCCTTCGCTTACGACCCCGTGAAAGTCAAAGCAGTCAAGGCAATCCCAAGCGTAACTTGGCACGCAAAAACTATGGCTTGGAGAGCACCCGTAGGTTCAATCACCGAATGCATCGAGTGGGCGGAGAAGTTCAACCAACCGATGCCGACCAACCTGATACTTATGGCTTCAAAACTGAAAGAAACACACGACGAGTCCGTACAACAGTCCCGTTCCGTTGATGCCGACATTGAAGTCGCGGGACTCCCACTTCTTCCCTACCAGAAAGCAGGGGTGAAATACGCGTCGACAGCCAAAAGATGCTTTATCGCCGACGACATGGGACTCGGCAAAACCTTGCAGGCGATTGCAACTTTAGAAAACTCCAAAGATGCCTACCCTGCTGTGGTTGTTTGCCCACCCAACTTGGTTCTCAATTGGCAAAAAGAGTACGGGAAGTGGCTACCTGACAGGAAAGTGGTCACCGTTACAGACCGCAAAACATTTCCTGAACATAAAGACTTTGATGTCCTTGTTGTTGGATACTCTAACATTTCTCATTGGCAAAAGCAAATAACCGAGTTCCGATCATTTGTGTTCGACGAATCACATTACGTCAAGTCGCCGACGTCTCAGCGGACCAAAGCAGCCATCAAGATCGCCAGAACAGCCCCGCAGGATGGCATCATTCTCTGCTTGACAGGTACACCAGTAACCAATCGACCAGCCGAATACGCCAGCCAACTCGACATTCTCGGGAAACTCAACACCTTTGGCGGACTTTGGGGTTTTTATCGAAGATACTGCGGTGCTTTCCGAGACAGATTTGGTCAATGGAACATCAGCGGTAACTCAAACCTAGATGAACTCAACGAAAAGTTACGCGGAAACTGTTATATCCGAAGAACAAAAGATCAGGTCCTAAAAGATTTACCTCCAGTCCGACACTCGAACATCATTGTTGCTGGTAGCCCCGCGCAGATGGCTGAGTATCGAAAAGCAGAGCGGGACATCGTCGAGTATTTAGTCGAAAGAGCCAGACAAATCGCGTTGGAACTCGGCACTTCACCCGGCTCGGCGTCGGTCGTCGCTCGAATAAAAGCAGAATCTAACGAACATTTGGTTCGTATTTCTGTGCTGCGGAAACTTGCTGCGAAAGCAAAAATGGATGCGGTTATTGGTTTTATTGAAAGCCATATGGAAGCAGGGTTGAAAGTTGTTGTCGCAGCGCACCACCGAGAGATTGTCGACGAACTCGCCAACAAGTTTGGGGGGCTGAAGATCCAAGGAGGGATGCTGGTCTCAGACGTCGAGGATGCGAAGTCCCGCTTCCAAGAAGAATCAGCCGAAGATGCACCCGTGATCGTTTTGTCGATCCAAGCCGCCAAAACTGGGCACACTTTGACGGCTGCACAAGATGTGTTGTTTGTTGAACTTCCTTGGACACCAGCAGATGTTGACCAAACTTACAGTCGTTGCCATCGTTTGGGTCAGCAGGGTTCGGTAACCGCAACCTATTTGCTGTGTGAAGGAACTGTCGACGAAGAAATTTATAACCTGATTTCTCGGAAGAGATCCGTCGTCGACGCGGCAACTGATGGCGGGACTGCTGTGCGAAGAAGCGAATCGGTTGGTCAGATGATCGTCGGCATGTTTGCTCAGAGGGGACTCGATGGCATATAGTTCCGACCTCGCCCTCGTATCGGCTCACTCTTATAAGGTGTAGAAACCGTAGTGGTGCACGGTGGTTCAACTCCACCCGAGGGCACGAAACCCTTACCCAGTAACGAGTTAACCTAATGTTTGCGGTTTGGTTACGCAATTTGCTATACTAGAGATACAAGATTACTTGACATAGACGGGCACAAGAACCCGAAACCTATCCACCAACCGAAGGACAACTTCTTGATAACCAAAACAGCAATGATATTGGCGTTTATATATGGGATGATCTTTCTCACCCCGATAGCCGAAGCAAAAGCCCCAATAGAAACAGGGGTAATTGCACTAGCCCCGCTATCCGTTCTGCCTGAAACACGGGAGGCAAGAGAAGGAACAAGCAACGTTTCTGTGTTCAAACACGGCAACATTGACTGGTTACCAGAACTCGCCCTTGCTGCTGGATGGAAACCTGCTCAGTTCAAGAAACTAGGGCATATTATTCTCCGAGAATCAGGTGGATGCCCAAACCGTATTGGCAGTTCAATCGTTGATAAGAACTGCAACATCACGGGGTACACCAAGGCGACCAACAAGTCAGACTCGGGTCTGCTTCAAATCAACGGTGTCAATTGGGACTTAAGCCGTAATAAGAACGCAATCGCTTGCACCAAACTAGGCTTTTGCACCCAAGAGGATCTGCTTGATCCACTGAATAACCTCAAAGTCGGCAGGCTTTTGTTTGAAGCCGCTGGTTGGGAACCGTGGAATGCATGTAATTGGGATCCAACGCGCTGTTAAGGCGTATTAGCCCCGCTCACAACAACATCCGCCACTTCTGCTGGCACTAAATTTCGCACTAAATTCGGTGCTTTGCTGCTGTCGGGTATTTCTTTTGAAATAAGTTGACATTTAGGGTTGTCTCATATAAACTAATATGCATAAACTAAACAGGAACCAAGGAGGTTGCCGAATGGTAGCAAACATAGAAGTAAACAAAGACGGGAAAGCAAGGTTTGCGTACGCAGGTACACAAACCCCATGGCACCGTCTAGGACAGTCAATGCAAGGACTTCAAACCATTGACGCAATGTTGGAAGCATCCCAAGCGGACTACCAAGTCCTACTGACCAAGATCGCAGTAGTAGACGACGAGGGCAACCTTGTGCGCAACCCTGATGGTTCACCCGTGATCGTTGAGGACAACAAAGCAACCGTCCGCATGAACGACGACGGTTCGTTCTCACCATTAGCAACAGTGGGCAACCGTTACGATGTCTTTCAAAACCGTGAGGTTCTTGAACGAGCAATGGCAGTAGTTGGTGCATCCAAGGGAGACGCAGTGATTGACACTTGCGGTGTTCTCAAGGGCGGAGCACGATTCTTCGCAGGCATTGACCTAGGAACATTGGTTATTGATCCAACGGGCGTTAACGACAAGATCGCACGATACTTGGTTGTATCCCACGGACATGACGGTTACTGGCCGATCCGGTACGCAAATACTGATGTTCGAGCAGTATGTCAAAACACTGTGATCATGGGAATCAAGAATGCACAGCGACTATTCACCGCACGACACACCCGTAATGCGGACGAATATCTAAACACCGCACAAGAAGCATTGCAGATCTCTACGGAGTGGGCAAAGAACTTCAAGATCATGGCAGAATCAATGTTGGCAATCCCTGTTCCGCAGTCATCACAGCGGGTAGATAAGGTCATCAACACTGTGTTCCCAATCAAAGCAACGGAATCAGACACTCAACGACGCAACCGTGAAGAAATCACGGGAACGGTCAGAGCACTGTACGCATCACAAAAGAATGCAGGCGGTTACGGTTTCAACGGTTGGAGTATTTACAACTCCGTAGTAGAGTACCTTGACCATCACCGCAAAGGCGATGCAAGTGACAGAGCGTTGGCAACCATTGAGGAAAACTCGTGGGTGAACAAAGCAAAGATCACTGCACAGCACGCAGTACTTCAATTGGTTTAAACAGTTCCTTAGTAGGGAAGATACCACCACCTGAGCAATCGGGTGGTGGTATTATTTTATGTATGGATACGCCCGAGTGGGACGACTACAAACCTAAAGAAATAGAACTGCCTAAGCCAATCATCCCTGAGAACATCCTCAAAGATTTGACAGAGTTCGTACAGAACGCATTGGAGAAGGAAAACAAACTAATGTCAATAACATCAGATGTGTTAGACCAACTGTATAGAGAAATAGGCGGTGACGAAGAAACAGCGTCCCTAGTTATCTCATATATTCAACGACGCCACAAGTGGGATGTTGAACTATTGGCTGAACGCAGAGATGTAGATGAAGTTCTTTACCGTGAACACGATCTCTTTGACGAACACATGTGGGATAAAGTCATGAACACCAAAGCCATTTCCGACCTCCATCACGAGGTGTGGAAACTGTCCCAAAAGTACATTTCCCGAGCAATCAACGAAGTGCTTCGGTCGGATAACGGGACTCCCGAAGAGCCAGCGTTCTAAAGCAGGTCGTCGTCGGCTAGAGGATCGCCGTCGATCATCTCAAATGTTGCAGTAAAGCGCGTTCCGTCTTCATTATCAACTGAAATAACCTTGAACCCAAGCGAATCAAGCATCAAATCAGCCACACCACCCATATCTTCCTCAAAGGTTTCAATTTCTGCGTCGGTTGTTTCATCATCAACTGCCAAAGAAACAAGAATTTCCATCAGCAGATCTCGAACGTTTAAGTGGACTTCTTCAGGTGTAAGCATGTTGCCATAATAGCCCCGCATCCGCTAGATTGGTGACACCTCAGTCAAAAGGGCTGAGGTAAGACACTAGGAGGATCCGAAGTGAGTGCATCACCCGTAACATTGGTTGGAAATCTAACCGCTGACCCAGAACTGAAGTTCTTGCCAACAGGAGTTGGTAAGTTGACTTTCGGTATCGCAGTAAACCATTATTGGACTGACCAAGATGGTGAAAAACAAGAGAAGACTTCGTTCTTCAATATCATTGCGTGGCGCAACCTCGCAGAAGACTGTGCGAATGTCCTCACCAAGGGCGTTCGTGTTGTTGTAACAGGACGCTTGGAACAGCGTTCGTGGGACGACAAGGAAACAGGCGCAAAGCGTTCAACTGTTGAAGTTCTTGCTGACAACATTGGTTTGTCTGTTGGGAACATTGAGACATTTGTTCGTAAGCAGAAGGCTGAAGGACAAAACGGTTCGTATGCCCCGAAGGCTAAAACCGCATCCGCACCAGCACGCACTGCACCGAAGCCGATTGCTCAGGTACAACTCGAAGAGCAAGAGGCTTGGTAGAAGCAGTTAGCCCCGCTATCTGAAAACCGTTCCTCACCAATAAGTGTCACCCGTGAGTGCACTTGGTGAGGTTATTCGGTTGTGATTTTCCAGCCCGTATCAACTTTTGTTGCGAATTCGTTGAGTTCTTTTTTCTTTTGTTCGTCTGTGTTGCACTTTTTGTATAGTTCTATTGTCTCTTCATCTACTGCGAAATCTGTTTCGTCTCCGCTTGCTGTTGAACGACTGAGAACGATATCTCCAACTAGTAGTTGACCAAACAGGTATGTCATTGCGACATTCGCTTCCTGTTTGAGTAGTAAACCTTCGTCATGCACATATGCGTGCAAATCTTTACGTAAAGGGTGACGCACGATATCAAACCATCCACCAACCATGTGGTGAACCATGATGTGTGCGTCTGTCACGGGAAGGTCTATGTGTCGTACTTCGCCGTTCGCTCTTACGAGTACTGCCGATGTCATTATGACTCCCTAATTGTGTGGTCGTATTCACGGTCTTGGTTTTCAAGACGGATAGGTAGATAGAAGTCGTTCATTGTGCGCTTGATGTACGGGTTGCGTAGACCAGACCAAGAGACTTTTACTCCGTTGGGTACATATGTTGTGAACCATTCAAATGCTTCTGCGCTGTTCTCAAACGGTCCGTAAAACTTTTGTGTTCTGTCGAATGAAAGTGTTGCGATAAGTGGTGAGTTGAGATAGTAGGTGTCTAGGTACTCTTGCATCTCGTCAAGTGTTTCAAGAATCATGTAGCCTCTTTCGTTGGTACTGCTATTTGGATAGTTCCTGTTTTTGTGTTGTGTGCTACCACTTTGTCTTCCTGCACGAGCAGTGTGATATCACCTGAATATTCGTAGAAGAAGTCGCCTAGGTCTACTGCACCGCATTTTGTATCTGCTACAAATTGTGCGTATGCGAGTAGACGATCGGCTTCTGTTTCGTACTCGTCACGAGGGCGTTCGGGGGGCATTTGTTCTTTAGGTTTACGCATTAGTATGTGTAATTTCCTTCTAACAAACGATTGAACTCCTCGCCGTAATACTTGAATGAATGTGATGACACACTCTCTGCTAGTTCGTTTTCATCAACGCCTAGTTCAAGGATAAGTACGCTCTCTGCACCCATGGTGTCACGACCAAGAACACTTACTTCTGTGTCTGCGTCCATCCAATCCACCCGTGTGTGGTGGTGTCCACAGATATGGAACTGTGGTGTCACCTTGTCAAGTATTTCCTTGACGAGATGTCGTTGTGCGATAGACACTTGAATGTCGTCCTTGTATGTGATCTTTTCACCATTGTTGTACGGTGCTTCGTGGGTCATGAGGATGTCAACGGGTTCGTTGCTGAGTAGATCAACATCGAATGGGTTGATAAGTTCGCCTCTCCACCATGAGTCACCTTCTACACGGTCTAACCAATCCACTGAGTACGCACCGCCATAACCCATGAAGGTTGTTTCTCCAATTTGGAAACGACATCCACGAGGAATGTATTGCAACCATTCATTAGGTGTTGGGATTGGATTGTTCTTTCCGTACTTGTCAGTTAGGTCACGAAGTAGATCATGATTTTCGTGGTTGCCGTCAATCCAAAGGAACTTGATTTGTGCGTCTTCTGCGAGTTTCGCTACACGGTTCACAAATTGCTTTCCAAATGGACGGTGCACCCAATACCCAAAGTCGCCAACTGAGATGATGTGCGTTACTTCGTTCTTTTTTGCATGCGAGATTACCCACTCTGCGTGTCCCATGTTGCCGTGGATGTCACCTGCGAACATGACGATCTGTTTGGTTTGTTTAGTGTCATATTGTCAACCCCATAAATGCCCTAATTCACGGGCTTTCATGATATATCTAGGGGCGTAAGGTAGTGTATTGGTATGACAGAACCGCTGACATCCGCCACAATCGTCTCCCGCCTACCTGAAGAAATAGTTGATTTAGTCGGGAGATTTATCGGCGATAGCGACATCGACACCGACTTAGATGAGGTCAAAGTACTGATGCCTGCTAGTCCCGTCGTGTCGGCAATCGCCTCCTATTTGGGCATCTCACAAGAAAGCCCGAGTGGACATGCGCTCGATCAAGCAAAAGCGTGGATCGATGAACAATCATTGTGGCAAGACAGGTCATCAACCATTCAACAGAAACTTTCAGAAAAGTTCCCATTCACAGAAGTGGAAGCATCAAAAGGCGAAATCCCTTCATGGATGCACGCCCCCTGGGCTCCAACCCTGCTGTTCCAATGGTCAGAAGCATTGCGAGACGCAGTTTTACAAGCAGAAGAATATGTGGAGGAAGTTCTATGAGTGACGAAACCAACGACAATCTAGAGTTCGCTATGGGTGAAGTAGCGCGTGACTTGGAGCCGACGCGTTCGAGGAGTGTCGCTAAGAAGAAAAAAGATAAAGACGGGACTGATTTATCTTCCACAGCACAAGAACAGGTCCTTTTCCGCGCAACCGCCGAAGACAAGCAGAAGTGGGAGGAATGCGCCAAACATTTGGGTATTTCTATGGCTGAGTTCCTTCGTGTTTCGGCTAACGAAAAGGTTGAATCTGCGATGGCAGGATGCGACCACCCGTTGGCTTTCCGCCGTTCATTTCCGTGGATGGAAGAATGCCTGAAGTGCGGTGTGCGTTTACGAAACGAACAAACCGCAACTTACACTAATCGCCGATAAGCAGTGAAGCCCCGCAAACCGATAAAGCGGTCGCCACTCAAACGATCGACAAAGCCGATCAAGCAAAAGTCGGCAAAGCGTTTGGTTGCTGATGTGGATAGGCGCATCTTTGTTGCGATGATGCTCAACAAACACCCGTATTGTGTTGCGTGTCCTGTGTTTGCTGAACATGATGGGCTTGTCACTTATGTGCGTCGCCCGTCGCAGGATATTCATGAACTTATCCGTCGCTCTCAGGGCGGTTCTGTGGTTGATGAGGGGAACTGTATTGCTGTGTGCCGTCCGTGTCATACACGAATCGGGGAGAACCCGCAGTTAGCCTTTGACTTGGGGCTTGCGAAACATTCGTGGGAATGAAAGGGGATTTATGTTTCTACTGTCATGGTTCATGAAACTGATATGGGTTGTATCTATGGTTTCAGTAATCGGTTTACTGTCCGTGCTTGCGATGATACTGATATCAGACTTGAAAGGGTCGTGGTATTGGAAGAAGCGTGGTGGTTGGTAACCACCCGTAAGCACTATTTGCGCTTACCGCCATGCCTACGATCGTATTGAACGCCTCTAAGGTATAGCCATCTACCAACGAGAAAGATTGTTGCGCCGATAAGAAACTGTTTCATTGTGCTTTGCCTTTCTTGCAGAACTCTATGTACTTAGTCATTACGAAGTCTACGAACTCTGATCGTATTGTCGCTTCACCATCGTCAATCATAGTGAACTCGGGTAGACCGTTATCGTTGTAAACATATTTAGAACACTTACCTGCACTGCCTCCGTTGTACCCGTAGGTCGCTACAGTCAATGCCTCTGATACAGGTGTATTAGGGTTGTTCTTATACTCTTTCTCTAGGTCACCTCTCTGATAACCCGTGAGACTGTCTAACTTTTTGATACGAACATAACTATCTACAACGATACTTACAGTGTCAAACTCATCTAAACCGTCATTGTATGCGTCACTCAACACTGTAGGTAACGACTCAAATGGGTGACCATTGAGACCACTCTGACGACACTCAAATAGGTCGCCCTTCTGAAACACAACGAATGACTGCATGTCTGTAATACCGTTATCTTCTTTGCATACCTCTGTCTTGCGAAGTTGTGCGATCTTTACGATCTTGTCTGCCTCTATGTCTATGTCCATCATTGTTATACCCGTGTGCTTCTTTTGCGTGTGATCGAACGACACTGTGCTAATGCTTGCTCTCTTGTGTCATGTGTAGACAACGGCATATTGTTGTTCGCTGTGTCTATTACCAACCATTTAGTGGAAGGGTATCTATCAGGTGATATGTCGTATCTGTAGTTCATTGTGCTCCTATGAGTAGGACGATCATGGCTATTGCCATTGTTGCTATGCCTAGTAATGCATCTGTAGTCATGTGTCTAACTATATAACAGTAGTGAGTATATGTCAAGTATCACCCGTAGCCACTATTTCTCAACACGCCACCTCATACCATAAGACCTACGCAAAGCATTAGCCTCCAACTTACGAGACCTCTCAGGCTCAGGTAACGACTCATACAGAGCAACACGCTGACGATTCTTGCGCTCACGCTCATACTCCCTACGCCTCTCACGCTTAGCCCTCGTATCCTCACGATGACAGCGATCCCACTCTCTCTTGTCCTCAATGTTCTTATAAGGCATTGACTAACGACCTTTAGCAAACAACTTGAACACAAAAAGCACAACAAAAGAAATCACAACAGACGCAACAACCTCCTCGAAATGCACAACAAACACAAACCACAAAAACTGCAACAACAAAGACAAACCGATCAACACAAACAACACAGGAACAAGCACACGCATTACGATGAAACCCTTACAACATAAGGGTTACAGGACATTAGATGCGATGTGGTTGAGTGATTCATAAACGGGACTGCCAACCTTTTAGAGCGGTTCGGGCAGGGTGGGGAGTGATGCGATAATTTTTTGTGTCGCCTTCTTTTTTTTAGGTTTATCTGACACGGGTCTGTTGGGTTTTGGTTTGTAGATGGTTTCTAGTTGTTTGATTTCTTTTTGGAGTTGTTTGATTTCTTTGTCTAGTTGGGCGAGTTGTTGGTCTAATGTTTTTTTCATTGTGTTTCTGTTTCTGTGTGGTGGTGGATCATGTTTAGGCAGGTGAGGTAGCCGATTGTGTCTAGGAGTGTGTCGTGGTGGAGGTTTCCTGCTTCTAGGTTTGTTCGTAGTCTTGCGAGTTTGACGGAGACCATGAAGAGGATTGCGTCGTTTATGGTGAGTTCTTTTCCTGTGAGTGTTTGGAAGATGTTGATGACTTTTGTGTAGTCGTCTTTTGGGTGTCCGTATGTGTTTTGGCGGTCTTGGTTTACGATTTTGTAGGCTTCTTGGAGGATTTCGGTTCCGGGTGTGGGCGTATTTTTTTGTGTGGTGTTCATATCGTTTTAGTTTATCTGTCCTGGGACTGTTCGGGGTGGTTTTTAAAAATTTCGCGCGGCGGTCAGAGGTTTTTTAGAGGTGCGCGTTTGGGGTCATACCGCTTCTAGTGAGCATATTTGGAGGTATTCACTGAATGTCATTCCGTTGAATAGGAAATTGTTTTTTGTGCTGATTCCTAGTATTTCGTTTTTAACGGATTCATTGTCGTTGTTGTTTAGATCCATATGCCCAAAATCTATTCTTGCAATTCTTCTAGGGTATTGTTTCAACATTTGCTTGTATTCGTCACACATTTGGTTACTTGCACCTTCTTCTGAGTGCATAAATGGGTGGCTGTTCATGTGTTTTACGGTTTGAACTGATGGTCCGACGACGTTGTACCCTTTTGATACTAGTTTCATGGACAATATGGTTTCTTCAAGTAGGACATTGGGTTCTTTTGTATATATTTCGTGCATTGATCCAGTGGAGAACAAAAATGCTCCAGAAACATGATTGTGCCTATTGTCTAATATGTTTCTGGTTTCGCATTTATCTTCTAGTGGTCTGATTTGTTTGTCGATTAGTCGTTCAATCCATTTGATGTCGCTTTCGTTGACAATGTTGCTGTTTCTTGGTGGGTGCCACCATCCACCTTCTTTTTTTTCGTTATAGGTGTATGAATATGGGTATTCGCTGACCGCTATTTTTGTTCGGTAGATATTGGAAAGTTTCTTAAAATCCTCTATGAGTTGTAAGTCCCAATTGTTCCTGAATTTCATGTGTGAATCTATTTGTAGGTAGAAGTCCTCTCCGTCATAGAAGGAGTTGGCAATTTGTCTTGAAATTGAAGGACCTAGAGCGGTTGGCGCTTTGTTGAATTCTTTTGATATTTTTGTGTGACTAAATTTTCTGTTTAACACGTTTTCTATGTCTTCTGGTAGTTCGTTGTAATAGTTGAAATGAACACCAACATTTACGATGCTTTCTTTTGATGAAAAAAGATTCAAACTGTCTATCGTGTTTATTATTTCATAGTCGTGGTAAGCAGGGATTTGGACAAAGATTGATGGGGTGGAAGAATTCAGGTTCATAGATAGGTCAGTTCTTTTTCGTTTAGTTTTAGTCTTGGACCATAACCGTAGTCAGTTTTTTGGGCTTTTGCAAAGAAATTTTGGCGGGTTGTTCCACCGATTATTTGGAACTGTGTGTTTGTGCCTATGTTTTCCCATTGGTGTTTAGGCTGGTTGCACCATACGACTATGCATTGTTCTGTGTCGGGTTTCCATAAACCGTATTTGCAGTGTTCAGGGTCGTTGATTATAAGGTCTTTTTGTGATGATGTTTTGATCTCAGTTTTTTTGTTGTTTATGGTGGTGTCGAAGCCGTTGTCTGCGCCGACATAGATTTCCCAATCTATTTCTGTGTTGTAGTAGCGGGAGATGATGACTTCCCCTGCCTTCCCGAGCATGATGATGCCTTTTTCGGTGGCTCCTGCCGTGTATTTGCGGTCGGTTACTTGGTGTTCGTTTTTGTTTGCTTTACAGAGATCGGTGAATCGGCGTAGTTGTAGTACTTCACGGGCGGTTAGTCGCATCAACGGATATTTAGTAGCGGTTTCCATTTTGTTTTAGTTTATCTAGCGGGGGACTGTTTTATTCTAGAGCGTTGCCAATCCCTTTTTCTTTTTCTATGCGCCTCTAGTTTTTCAGGGTCACTAAGACGTTTTTTGTATGCATTGTTGGAGCATTCTTTACATTTTCTATAAACTCTTACAGTCATAGTCCCATCAGAATTTTTAATTTCTCCGTATTGGTGCACCCATGTCCCCACTACGGCATATTCGTGCCCTTTTCTACAATGCGTCTGAAGCCTATTTTGTGGGGGTTGCCTATTTTTTTTGTGCATATCAATTGAATTATCGGAAATAGTGCCAAGCCATAGATGTTCTGGATTCACGCAGGCAGGAATGTCGCAACTGTGACATACAGATAATCCATCAGGGATCTGACCTTTAAATAAGGTGTACGCACCTCTATGGGCGGAACCAATCCTCTTATTAAACCAAAATTTTCCGTAACCTTTTCTATCTTTACATCCAGTCCATAACCAGCAGGTGTCTGTTTTTTCTACTTTTTGCCAAAACCGCTCTTCGTCTGTCATTGTTTTTTGGAATGCCATTTTTATACTTTATCTAGTTGCGGACTCTTTTGCTATAGCAATATATTTTTCGTCTATATCGTATCCGATATATCGTCTGCCTAGTTTGTGGGCTGTTGCTGTGGTTGTTCCTATCCCGTTGAAGGGGTCTAGGACGATGTCGTCGGGCTGTGTGGTGAGTAGGACACAGTTTTCTACTAGTTGCGCAGGGAATGGTGCGGGATGGATTGTTTGCCGTTGTGGGGAGATGTCCCATATTTCGCCAAGGTATTTGGGGTCTATGTTCCCACGGAATGTTTTCGGCTTGTTTTTGGATAGCCAATAGACGTGTTCTGTGTTGGGGAGCAGATGGTCTTTACGAATGTTCGGGCTGTTTTTGCGGTTCCAAATGATCAGTTGATATATGTGTGCGTTTGTTTTGTGTATGAATTCTGTTGGTAGCCGTGCTTGGTTGTTGTGTCGGCGCGGTTTATGGTTGAAAAAGATTGAACCGTCTGGTGTGATCACTCGGTGTAGTTCGTTGATTACTTCTATTATCCAGTTTTGGTATTCGTTTTCTGGCATGTTGTCGTGGTATTCGTTGTAGTCAATATTGTGTTTTTGCCAGATTTGGTTGCTGTTTTGTGTTTTGCCGTTTTGGATACCTTTTTTGTTGTATGGCGGTGAGGTGACAACTGTGTTGATTGTGGAATCAGGTAATTTTTTAAGTTCCTCTAATGCATCACCGCATTTTATAATGTTGGTCTCCACGCGTTTTAGTTTATCCAGCGTGGGACTTTAGAATGGTTCTCTGTTGACTGATTTAGCGTTTCTGGTTGTTTTCTGTATGCGCCAAATTGTGTTGCTGAAAAGCGTTTCGGCTTGGTCGGCGTTTTCCCCTGACAGGAGCATGATGTGATTTTCGGATGCTTCTGGAAGTGTTTCAAACGGGTAGCCCTGTAACGCACCTTCCACATATTGGCAGTTGGATGCATCCATCAGGAACCGCCAGTCTTTTTCTTCTTGTGGGGTATGAAGCGAGTTGAAATCTATGTAGAGACCTTTAAATGATTGGAGCGCTATTTGTGATGCTGTATTGAATGCGATTCCACCTGTCCCAATACAAATGATTATGTCGCATTGTTTTTGAAGTGCTGTAATGTCGGGGAGTTCTATGATTCCTGCTTGTTTTGCAAGTTGTACAGTTTCTGATTTTCGGCTTTGGCTAGAGAAGTAGGTTTTGTGTCCTTTGGCGTTTAGCGACAAGGCAAGCGATCTTCCCATTCTGCCGGGTGAGACGATACCTATGCGGCTCATCGCCACGGCGTTGAATTGTCTCGCGTTTTTTGTAGCACTCCGCTGATAGCAAGATTTTTGGCAAATGTGGAGATGGCATGCACTACGCCGAGCGGTTCAGGGAACCCCAACTTTTCCGCCACGGCATCTAAGGTTTCGTTTTCTATTTCTGTCCAAACGGCAAGTACTGCTTGCGCCCCTGTTGTTTTGTCTGTGTAATAGTTGTTGGCGATTATGTCTATGCCTTGGATTTCCCATAGTTCAGGGTCATGTTTTTCCAGCAGTGGAACACGATTGAGGTTCGGTTCTGTATTTTCGCTCATTGTATGTTGTTCTCCTTTCTGTCTAGTTTATGCAGGCGGGGACTACCAAGTTGTCAAACTACCCAATTCCCTACTTGAAACTTTCTCATAAAGGGCTACATGACGATGGTTTTTATAAATATTAAATACCTTCATT